CGCCGTCGCTCCGACGCCGAGCGGCTCGAGTACGACCGGGCGCCGTACCAGTTCCTTCGCCCCCGCCGCCCGATCATCTACAGCCTGCCCGCCACCGGCCCGCAGCTCAGTGCCGCGACCGTGATCGACATCGGGCAGACCAGCGCGAGGCCGCGCGTGACCATCACCATCTGAGCAGAGCATGGCTGTCGCCGTCGATCCGCTGTCGCCCGTGCTCGGACAGGCCGGCTACGTGGTCGTCACGGGCGGCGACTACGAACTGCTCGAACTCGTGCCGTGTCGGCGCGTTGTCGAGGCTGGCGATGCTTCGTGCGCGTTTCTTGCCGCGACGGTCATCGGGCAAGACCCTAACGAGATCAGCGAATGAAAGCAGCGATTGAGCAGGTGTTCGACGGGTCGATCGCGCAGGTGGCGATTGGCGGCGCGTACGACGCGACGAAGATCAACCGGGGCAAGCACACGGGCTATTTTTCGCTCGGTAGCGGACCGATCGACAAGTTTGTCGGGCCTGCGCCGGTGGGTGTCGCGAACGTCGGCGAGTCGTCGCTCGCGATCCCCACGGGCTTGTTGCACGTCTACAAGGTCAGCGACGACCTGTTTTGGGTGTTCGGGAGCGCCAACTCGACCGCTGCCGCGACGCGACCGGTCCAGCTTTGGACGTACGTCCCGAGCACGAACACCTACTCGCTGGTCGGCGCGATCACGCTGACATTCCCGCCGACCTCGGCGCACACAGTGCGCGGCCTGCGGATGGTGATCGAGCACTACACGACCGGCACCGTCGGGGTAAGCGGCACAGCCGTTACCGGCAGCGGCACGGCGTGGAGCACCGGCCTGTCCGTTGGCTCGCGTATCGGGTTCGGCTCGACGGACCCGACGCAGATCACGACGTGGTATCAGATCAGCGCGATTGGCAGCGACACGTCGATCACGCTTACGGCCGGCGCAGGCACGATCAGCGCGGGCACGGCGTACGTGATCCAAGACATGATGGCGGTCATGGCGACCACGAACGCCACCGCCACCAACGGCGGCCTGTTCGTCGCGAAAGGGCTGCAATACGCCGACTTCCAGAACCCCGCAACGACGATCCCCGCCGCGACGACCGTCGACAAGCTCAAGGCGGTGTACTGGCTGAAGGACGCGGCAACGGTCGCCAATACGGTGATCGGCGGCTGCGCGCTGGGGGACCGTGACTCGTGGACGCAGCAGTATGTCTACGCGACCAACGGCGCGGCGACATCGCTGTCACTCTACAGGTACAACATCCGCACGCCGCTGACGCTGACCTCGGGCGCACACACGCTGTCGGGCAGCGACATCGTTGTCACCGGAGCGCAGACGGTGACGGGCAACATCTCGCAGTCGAACAACGGCCGGGTCGGGACGCTCTCCCACGGCCCCGGGAGCGGCGTGGCGTGCCTGTACCTGCTGACCACGACGCGGATTCTGCGCGTGCCGCTTTCGGTGATCACCGGCGGCAGCACCACGTTCGTCGCGGATTCAATGTCGGAGGTCACGCCCGGCGGCGCGAACACCAATCTTGGCGCGTCCTCGACGCCGTTCGTGTCGTTCGACATTGCGGGGTCGATGGACAAGCTGGTCATCGCCGCCGCCGCCTCGACGGGCACGATCTACATCAGTGACTACAACACGACGGGCGCGCAACTCGACCGCCGGTCCGCGTGCCTCGGGACGCAGACGCCGAGCGCGAACCGCGACACAGATCTGCCGATCTTCGTCCACTCGATCACGTCGAGCGTGCCGAGTCTGTGGGTCGAAGATGGATGGCTGTTCTGGCTGTACTCGACCGCGACGACCGCCAATCTGAATGCGTTCTCCGCGTACCCGCTCGCGGCGGACTGGGAGTACCAAGCGAAGGTCGCCAATCGCGTCATCCTGCCGAAGATTCAGTTGGGCGCGACCCCGGCGAAGCTCTACCGCGTCGTGACCAACAACGTCGCAAACATCGGCGACAGCACGATGGGCGTCGCGCCGGACGCTTACCGGGTGCAGGTTCGCACAAGCGGCATTGATGACAACAGCGGCGCATGGACGGACGTTCCGTCCAACGGCGACCTGTCGGGCCTCGGCACGCCGTCGAGCATCCAGTTCGCGCTGCAATTCCGCACCGCCGGCCTCGTGATGCTGCCGGCGCGCGTGCTGTCGCTGGCGCTGCTGTATGAGACCGACGACGCGCTGCCGAGCCAGTACCAATGGAATTTCGGCGATTTCAACGCGAGCAACGGGACGTTCGGGTTTATCCAGACCGCGTCGCTGACGATCACGACGCACACGATCAACATCTATCGCGCCGACACCGACGCGTTGGTGCTGACGCAGGCGTCGACCGGCACGACCAACGGAACTTTCGAGTATTGGACTGGCAGCGCGTGGACGGCCGGTCTTGGGTCGAACTCGGTGGGCACGCGGCGGCGTTTCGTGCCGTCCGGGTCGCTGCCCGGTGGCGTTGACCTGTACGCGAAGCTGACCGTCGCCTGACATGGCCCTGCGCGCCGGTGGCGGCTCCGCACGCCTAGTCCGCGACGTCGGCTCTGCCGGCTCGGTCGCGGGCTTCCGTGCGCGCGGGCCGCTGCGGGGCGCGCGGCTCACGACAGGGCTGTCGGCGACCTACCCGCAGCGGGCGGGCGATGGCGTCGCGCGGCAACGGGTCGTCTCGGCGTACATCTACGCGGTCATCTACCCGAGCGCGCTGGGCGCCCCATCGGCCGCGCAGATCAAGCTCGGGCAGGACAGCACCAGCGCCGCCGCGACGTGGGCCGGCTCGATCGCGTCGCCGACCTCGACGACGACGGTCGACTGGCCGTCGCTCGCGACCGGGCTGACGGCGGGGACGAGCTACAAGGTTTCGTTCGTTTGGTCGGACGGGACGCTCGACTCGGCACCGGAAACGTCGAGCGCGTTCAGCACGACGAGTGCGGGCGTCACGGGCACGCTCTCGGTCACGCTGACCGCAGCGACGGCCTCGGGGGCCGCGAACGTCGCGGTCGACGCGACCGGATCGGCGACGCTGTCGGCCTCGACGGTCTCGGCAGCCGGCACGGTGCCGGTCAGCGCAACGGCGAGCGTCACGCTGTCGGCGGCCACGGTCTCGGGCGCCGGCACGGTCGCGTCGGGCGTCACCGGCACGCTCGCGGTCACGCTGTCGGCCGCGACGGTCAGTGCCGCGGGCACCGTCGCGGTGTCGGCGAGCGCGAGCCCGACGCTGTCGGCGGCAACGGTCACCGGCGCGGCGTCGGTCGCGGTCTCGGGCACCGCCAGCGCGACGCTGTCGGCCGCGACCGTCTCGGGCGCGGGTTCGGTCTCCTCGGGGACCACCGGCACCCTGTCGGTGACGCTGGCCGCAGCGACGGTGTCGGCGGCTGGTGCGGTGCCGATTTCGGCCTCCGCGAGCCCGGCGCTGTCGGCTGCGACCGCGTCGGGCGCGGCAGGCGTCCCGGTCTCGGCGAGCGCTGCGGCGACGCTGTCGGCGGCCACGGTCGCGGCGGCCGGATCGGTCGCGGTGCTCGGCACCGTCACGCCGACGCTCGCGGCTGCGACCGCGAGCGGGTCGGGTGCGATCGTCGTGCGCGGCACGGCGGCGGTCACGCTGGGGGCGGCCACGGCGTCCGCCTCCGGGGCGATCGCGGTGTTCAGCGCGGCTGCGGTCACGCTTGCGGCGGCAACTGCGAGCGGGTCCGGGACGACGTCCAACGCGGCGCCGACTGACCCGACCGTGCGGCGCCTGACCTGGCGCTCGCCGGCAGATCGGGCGGCGCTCGTCGCCGGGGCGTCCGGGCGCGAGTGGCGCGCTCGGCATGGCAGGTACACGTGGGAGCTGGACGAATGAGGCCGCAGGGATTCTTCCGCCGCGCCGCCGACGACCTCGCTGGGGTCTACAAGGCCGCCGCCGACCTGATCGACTTCACGATCGACTGGTCCGAGCACCTGCAGGCCGGCGTGACGATCACGTCGGCGACCTGGTCGGTCGGCGGGCTGACGGGCTCGAACGAGGGCACGACCTCGAGCACGGCGACCAAGCGCGTCGGCGCCGGCACGGCCGGGACCGACTACCCGGTCACCTGCACGATCGTGAAGTCCAACGGCGAGACCGTCGCCCGGACGTTCGTCGTGTCCGTCGTCGCGAGCCTGAGCTGATGGCGACCCTCGAGCGCCGCATCGTCGAGGCGATCCTGCGCGAGCTGCGGCTCGCCGGCATCGAGGGCGTGGTCGACCGGGTCTACGAGGACCGCGGCATGACGATCGCGGCGACCGACCTGCCGGCCATCGACGTCATGGCGCTCGACGACGAGCTCGACGTGCTCGACATCGGCGACCTGCAGATGATGCACCGCGCGAGCGTCGACGTCGCGGTTCTCGCGCGCGAGCAGGCCGGCGAGTCGCCCTCGGCGCAGGCCGACCCGATCCTCGCCGACGTGCATCGCGCCGTGATGCGCTCGACCGCACTTGCCGCGCTCGTGCGCGCGATTGTTCCCGGACCTGTTCGCTCGCAGCGCTCGTCGACCGGCGACGGGACGCTGCTGCGGAAGTCCATCACCTACACCGTCGACTTCGTGACCGCGGTCGACGACCTCGAGGCGGCGCCGTAGCAGGCGCCGCACCGAATCCCCAACCGGCCCGCCTCGAGCGGGCCTTTTCATTTCTGGAGCTGCAACCATGCCGTATCCCATCGGACGCGGGGTCAGGGTCGAGGTCGAGAACGTCGTCGGCGCATCCAAGACCGTCACCGCCATCACCGCCGCGAGCCCGCCGGTCGCGTCGTCCGCCACGCACGGGCTGGCGAACGGCACCGTCGGCTACTTCACGGGCGTGACCTCGTTCCTCCCGATGCTGGAGGGCATGGCCGTCCGCATCGCGAACGTCGCCACGGGCACATTCGAGCTGCAGAAGCTGCGCGCCGCAAGCCTGACCGCGTTCACGGGCTCGGCCTCGTTCTTCCCGGTCTCGACCTGGTCGACCGTGGGCAACGCGACCGCGTACCAGATCGGCGGCGGGGACGCGCCCGACGTTGACCAGACCGTGCTGCTCGACACGGTGCAGCAGCTCGTGCCCGGGATGCTGAACGCGCAGACCGTGACGATCCCGTGCAACTCCGACATGGAGTCGGCCGCGATGCTCAAGATCGCGCAGGCGGCCGAGGACCAGACGGCGCTGATGTTCCGCATCACGCTCGCCGGCAGCACCGGCGCGCAGCAGCGCGTGTTCCGCGGCATCCCGACGCTGTCGAACGAGGACATGGGCCTCGGGCAGACCGCGAACGGCTCGTTCACGGTGCGCGTGTTCGGTCGCCTGCTGTTCCTGCCGCCGGTCGTCTGATGAGCGCGGATCTCGAGCGGCGGATGCGCGCCGCGCGGGAGCGCTGGATCGACGCGGGCGACGCGCGCGTGAAGATTCGGCGCCCGCTCGACCTCGAGCTGGCCGACATCATGTCCCAGTCCGAGGTCGCGCGGCTGGCGCGGCGGCTCGCCGAGCGGCACGAGGACGACGCCGACGTCCGGGCGCTGCTGCGCGAGGTCGACAGGTCCGCGCATACGGCGATCGTGCTGCGCTACGTCGTCGACTGGGAAGTCACCGAGGCCGACCTGCTGCCGGGCGTCGGCGGCGAGGACCGCGCGGACTTCTCGGCCGCCGCGTGGCGCGAGTACGTGCTCGGGCGGCCCTCGGTGTTCAACGAGGTCCTCGCGGGCGTCATGGGCTGGTTCACCGAGCACAAGGCCGCGCTGGGGGCCGTGCCGGGAAAGTCGGCGAGCTCCTAGCGGCGCAGGCCGAGCGCAAGCACGGCGGCGACGGGCCGCTGCCGGCGCTCGATCCGCTGGGACGCGTGGCGATCACGGTCTGGAATCAGATGGGCGGCACGGTCGAGTGGTCGGCGCTGCCGGTGCTGTGCGAGCTGCACGGCGTCGGCGACGTCGAGCTGCTGGTCGCGTGGCTGGTGGCAATCCGCGAGGGCATGAAGGACGCGCATGGCGAATGACCAGGTGAAGGTCACGATCACGGCCGAGGACGCGACGCGGTCGGCGTTCAGGTCGGTCGAGTCGTCGCTGCGGGGCCTGCAGGGCAGCGCCGCGTCGGCGCTCGCCGGGCTCGGGGCGCTGGGAGCCGGCCTGTCGGTCGCGGGGCTGGTGAGCGGCCTGCGGACAACCGTCGACTCGATGGACGCCCTCAACGACGCGTCCGACCGCACGGGCTCGTCCGTCGAGGAGCTGTCCTCGCTGCTGAACACGCTGTCGCCCTACGGCGCGACGCTGGACCAGATCACCGACGCGACGGGCAAGCTCGCGCGCGCGATGGCCGGCGCCGACGACGAGACGAAGGGCGCCGGGGCGGCGTTCGCGGCGCTCGGGATCTCGACGCGCGACGCGGCGGGCAACCTGCGCCCGGCGGTGGACGTACTCGACGACGTGGCGCGCGCGCTCGCGCAGTACGAGGACGGGACGAACAAGACCGTGCTTGCCCAGACCATCTTCGGCAAGACCGGCGCCGCGCTGCTGCCGCTGCTGAAGGATCTCGCGAACGCGCAGAAGGCCGCTGCCAGCGTCACGACCGAGCAAGCGCAGGCGGCCGAGGCGTTCAACGTGCAGCTCGGCATCGTTTCGCGCAACCTCGACGCGCTCAAGGTGCAGCTTGCGGGGCCGGTCATCACCGCGCTGAACGGAATCGTCGAGCGGTTCAACGCGGCCGGGAACAGCGCCGAGAACTTCTACAACCGACTGCGGCTTACGCTGCAGCCCGATTCCGAGATCGCGCGGCTGACCGGCAACGTCGGCAAACTGGAAGCGGAGCTTCGCTCGCTCGAGTCCGTCAAGGTTCTTCCCGAGTTCGAGCTCGACCGGCTGGCTCAGATTGATGTTGTCACGAAGCGACTGGCGCAAGCTCGCAAGGAGCTAGCCGACGCCGGTCCCGTTCAGGCTATTCGCCAGCGCGACAATGCGGCGCTGAGGGCCGTGGAGGACAGGGGCTTCACGCCGCGCCCGGGGGCCGCGCCGAGCCTGCCGGGTGGGGGCGGCGCGCGACCAGGCGGAACCGCCCGTGCGACCGAGGAGCGCGTGCGCTCGTTCGAGGACTACGCCACGCGCATCCAGGCTGCGGTCGCAAGGCTGGTGACCGACAACGACCTGGTTCAAGCGGCAGAGCTGCGCGACACGCTGGGCGGGCTCGACAAGCTGTTTTTCGACGGCGCCATCTCGGCGGATGTGTACGAGGCGGCACTCTCGAAGCTGTTCAAGACGACTCGCACCGACGGCTCGGAGGGCCAGCGGCGCTTCGAGGCCGACCTCGAGCGCACGACCGAACAGATCCGCGACGCCGTGGACCCGACGCGCGCGCTCTACCGCGAGCTGGATCGAGTGCGAGAGCTGGTGAACTCCGGCGCACTGGGGCAGGAATTCGGCAACGCGCGGCAGGCGCAAATCCTGTCGCAGATCGACGGCATCCTCGGCGGCAAACTCCCGGAGGCAGTTGGGGCTGCGACCAGCGCCGCGCGTGAATTCGGCCTGACGTTCACGTCGGCGCTCGAGGACGCAGTCGTCGGCGGCAAGAAGGTCGGAGACATGCTCAAGGGACTCGAGGCCGACATCCTGCGAGTGCTGGTGCGGCAGCAGATCACCGGGCCGCTGCTCGACCTGTTGGGCGGCACATTCGACTCGAAGAAGTCCGGAGGGACGATTGCCGGCTCGATCTTTGCGGCGCTCGGCTTGACGCGTGCGGCCGGCGGCCCTGTGTCGGCCGGTGTGCCGTACCTGGTCGGCGAGCGCGGCCCGGAGCTGATCGTCCCGAAGTCCGCCGGCACGGTGGTGCCGAATGGCGCATTCGGCGGCGTGACCATCGTCAACAACATCGACTCGCGCGCCGATCGCTCGGCCATCTCGGCAGACATCCAGCGGTCGCAGCTCGCCTCGCTCGCGATGCTGCAGGACATGCGCGCGCGCGGAAAGGCGGCCTGATGGCGAACATCTCGTGGCCGGCGACCAAGTTGTTCGAGCCTGCCGTGCTGTCGTTCGGCGAGACGCGCAAGCGCAGGAGCTCCGGCGATCCGCCGCTCGGCGGCGACGCGCAGACGACCGAGGTGCCGTACTCGCACCGGTGGACGATGGACATTGCGCTGCGGCGCTCTACGCTGTTCGGCGAGCGCGCGCAGCAGGAGGCGTTCATCTCGCGCATCGCGCGCGGCGACAACCGCGTAACCGCGCACCACCTGCAGCACCCGGTGCCCTACGGCACGCTGCGCGGCACGCTGACGCTCTCGGGCGCGCTCGCGCAGGGCGCGACGACCGCGACGATTGCCGGCGGCACCAACGGGCAGACGGTGCTCGCGGGCGACATGCTCGGCATCACCACGACCGCCGCCTACGCGCTGCAGGTCGTCCGCGTGGTCATCGGCGGCACGGTCTCGGGCGGCACCGTCGGGATCACGTTCGAGCCGCCGCTGCGGGCCCCCGCGAGCAATGGCGCGTCCGTCGTCTGGGACCGGCCTGCGGCGCTCTGGATGCTGGTCGGCGGCACCTGGAAGCAGACCTCGTCGGCCCGCAACGCCGAGCCGATCGACCTGTCGTTCGTCGAGGTGCTCGCGTGAGGTCGATCTCGGTCTCGCAGCAAGCGGCGCTCGACGCTGCGTTCGCGCTGCCGGTGCTGTTCGCCGAGGTCGACTGGGCCGAAGGGCTCGAGCGCTACGTCACGGCCGGCGCGGACATGGCGTGGAACGGCAACAGTTGGAAGGCGATCGGCGACGCGGTGCAGATCGAGCCGATCGAGGAGTCCGACGCGGTCGAGTCGAACGGCGTGCGGTTCATCTTGTCCGGCGTGTCGTCCTCGCGCGTGTCGCAGGCGCTCGCCACGCAGTCGCAGGGCCGCCGCGTGACGCTGTGGCTGGGGCTGCTCGACCCCGCGACGATGGCGCTCATCGGCACGCCGCCGGTCGAGTTCCAAGGTCGGCTGGACGCCCCGGCGCTGCTCGAGTCCACCGACGACGGCGGCGAGGTGGTGACGGTCGTCTCCTGCACGGCCGAGTCGCGGATGGCCTCGCTGCTGGGCGCGAGCGTGCGTCGCTACACCGATCAGGACCAGCGGCGCTTTCACGCGACGGACAGTTTCTTCGCCTACGTGTCCGCGATGTCCGAGCGGCTGATCGTGTTCCCGAGCGCGGAGGCGCAGCGGCGATGAGGCGCGAGGACTGGCCCGAGCGGCTCTCGGACTACCTGGAGTCGCAGCGCGACGTGCCGTTCTGCTGGGCGTCGCACTCGTGCGCGGCGTTCGCGGCCGGGGCTGTCGAGGCGATGACCGGCCAGCCGGTCGAGATGCCGCGCGTGGAGTCGGCACGCGATGCCGTGCGGATGCTCGAGGAGCGCAGCCTGCGCGACCGCGTTGACGACGTGTTCGGCCCGGAGATCGTGCCGGCGTTTGCGCGGCGCGGAGACCTGGTGCTCGTCGACCTCGCCGGCCGGGAGTCGGTGGCGGTGTGCATCGGTGCCGACGCAGCAGGACCGGGACCGGACGGCCTGGTGGTGGTGCCGATGGCGCTTGTGATCGCGGCGTGGAGGGTGTGAGATGGCGCCGGTGATCGCAGCCGCCGCGACCTACGCGGCCACCATCTCGACGATGGCCTATGTGCAGGCCGCGATCGTCGTCGTCGGCGCTGCTCGCGCGCAGAGCCAAGCGCGCAAGGCTGCGCGGCAGGCCAACGCGTCGCTGCAGGACCGCACGACGCCCGTGCGACAGTCCGACGCGGCTCGCACGATCGTCTACGGCTCGACGCGGGTGTCGGGGCCGATCATCTACCACCGCGCGCACGGCGACCGGCGCGAGCGGGTGTCGCACGTCATCCCGCTGGCTGGGCACGAGATCACTGCGGTCGACGCGGTCTGGTTCAACGACCAGTCGATCGCGCCGTGGTCGGGCGGCTACGTGACGACCGGCTCGCCGTACATGGCGTCGCGGCCGATGTCGGACTCCGTGCTCGTGGCGGGCACCGGCACCGGCCAGACGATCACGCTGCCGCTCAACGGCGGCACGCTTATCGCGGTCGACACCGTCGCGTGGGGTGAAGCGATCGTCGACGACAACGGCGGCCTCCCAGTGGTCCGCGATGTCGCATACACGGTGCTCACGCCCTCGCAGTACAGCGTCGCGGGCAATGTCGTCACGATCTCGACCGCCGAGACCGCCGGGCACCCGATCACGGTCACCTATCGCGTCGAGCGCGGCGAGGCGAAGGCGGCCGTCTGGGCGTTCCTCGGCACGTCGGCCGGCGAGCGCGACACGAACCTCGAAACGTGGTCGGGCGGCGAGTGGGCGTCGACAGCGGTCGGCAACAACGTCGCGCGGCTGCACGTCCTGACAATCTGGGACGAGACGCTGTACGCAACGGGCTTCCCGGCCGTCTCGGCGATCGTGCGCGGCAAGAAGGTCTACGACCCGCGTGCCGACTCGACCAACGGCGGCAGCGGCTCACAGCGCGCCGACACGCCTAGCACCTGGGCGTACTCCGACAACCCAGCGCTGTGCGCGGCGGACTACCTGCGCGCGGAGCTCGGTTTCGGCTGCGCGTCGAGCGAGATCGACTGGCCGAGCGTGGCATCCGCCGCGAACGTGTGCGACGAGACCGTGCCGACGGACGCAGGCTCGGGCACGCAGAAGCGCTACGTGTGCGCCGGCGTGCTGTCGACCGAGACCGAGCGCCGCGCGAACCTCGAGGCCATCCTCGACTCGATGGTCGGCATCGCGGTCTACAGCGCCGGGAAGTGGACGATCCGCGCGGGCGCGTACGTCACGCCGACCCTCGACCTCGACGAGGGCGACCTCGCGGGCGGCGAGATCAGCATCCAGGCGCGCGCGAACCGCCGCGACCTGTTCAACGCTGTCCGGGGCCGCTACCGCGACCCGGCGCAGCTGTACCAGGTGACCGACTTCCCGCCCTACGCGTCGAGCACCTACGCCGCCGAGGACGGCGAGACGATCTACCGCGAGATCGACCTCGACATGGTCGACGACGCGCGCCGCGCGCAGCGCATCGCGAAGCTGCTCCTGTTCCGCGCGCGCCAGGCGCTCACGATCCAATCGACGTTCAAGCTCAGTGCCTACGCGCTGCAGCCGGGCGACACCTGCCGCCTGAGCATCGCGCGCTACGGCTGGACGACCAAGGTGTTCCGCGTCTTGCGGCGCGAGTTCCAGTCGCTGACGACGGTGCGGCTGACGCTGCAGGAGGACGCGAGCGCGATCTATTCGTGGGCTTTCAGCGAGGCGACCACGCCCGATCCCGCGCCTAACACCGCGCTCGCCGACCCTCGGTTCGTCGCGGTGCCGGCGGGCGTTGCGTTCAAGAGCGACACAACGACCTGGTATGCGCGCGCCGACGGCACATACGCGCCGTACGTCGAGGTCGCGTGGACCGTTCCCGCGCAGGACGACGTGTACGTCGAGGTGTTCTGGAAGCGCGCGCCCGACCTCGAGTACCAGCGCATCCGCGCGCCGATCGGTGCGTCCTACGTGTGGATCGAGGGCGTCGTCGCAGGCGACGTGCTCAACGTCTACCTGCAGGCGGTCAACGGCGTGGGCGCGCGCTCGGCGACTTTCTGGCGGCCCTCCTATGTCGTGTCGGCGGTCACGCAGCCGAACGCGGCCGGCATCGTCGCGGCGAACTGGGTCGAGAACGCCACCTGCTACAACGGCACCGAGGGCTGGTTCGCGCCGACCGGCCCGAACCTCGAATTGAGGCACACGCGCATCGGCGTCGCCGGGGCGCAGTACGTGCTTACGGGCTTGCCCGACGGCAAGGGCGCCGGCCTGCACCTGCACGAGGAGGGCGATCGGCCCGCCAACGGCGTGCAGGACGCTTTCGTCGGCAACACGCCGAGGATGGTGCTCGTCGAGCCCGGGCAGCGCATCGAGGGCTCCGTGTACCTGTCGACGCACCGATGCACGGCGGACGTGCGCGTGTCGTTCTACCGGCAGGACGGCTCGTACCTGACCGAGCACCTGCTGTGGGGGCCGGGCACCGTCTCGCCCGAGGCGACGCTGCAGACGCTCGCGCAGTACCACCGGCGCGGTGGGTTCACGACGGTTCCGGCCGGCGCGGCGCGCGCGGTCGTGTTCGTCCGCAAGTACGGCCGCTCGGGCGGGACTGCGGGCGACGCGTCGCTCGTGTACGCGACGCGGTGGTATCTCGGCCCGGCGCTCGACGGCCAGGTCGATCTCTCGCCATGGACGGACGGGCCGCTGCGGACGGTCGGCGGCGCGGACATCGACCCGGGCGCGACGAGGCGCATCGACTCGCCGGTGATCCTGTCGTTCGGCTCAATCTCCGGGTCGGTGAAGAACGAGTGGACCGCCGTCGGCGCCGACGCGTCGGTCGCAAACTTCGACGGCACCGGCCGCCGGATGCTGGTCACGGTCACCGGCAACGTCGCGCAGTTTTCGGACAACACCGCCGGATCGTGCGAGGTCATGGGCCGCGTGCAGCTCATCGGCGCCGAGACGATCAACAGCGACTCGCGCACGCTCATCCACATCCCCGCGACCGCATCGAACTCGACCACGCCTTACAAGGCCGGCTTCGACGCGACGTTCTCCTTCCTGCTGCCTGCGCCGTTGGTGAACGCCGGCGGCACTCGCTACCTGATTCGGTTCGCGGCGATGCTGCCGACCGGGACGATCTCGCAGGTCGTCTCGTTCAACGCGTTGACCGTGAACTTCGACATCGCTCGCTGAGGCCCACGAATGCCCGGTCCCGTACGCCAATCGAACCTCATCCGGCAGGAGAACATCGCGTCGAGCGCGGTCGACGGCGCGACCATCAGCGGCGTCGTCGCGGGTAACTGCCTTGTCGCGATCGTCTACGCACACCGCGCATCGGGCAGCGCGAGCAACATCGTCAGCGGCTACGGCACGACCATCGGCGGCTCTGCGGCGAACACCTGGACGCTCGCCGCGCGCTCGCAGCGGCTCGACGACGGCGGCGTGTGGTGCCTCGAGGTCACGATCTGGGTCGCGCTCAACGTCTCGGCCGGCACGACGATCGGGAAGCCGACATTCGCGTACACCGACGCGCTGTACGTGTGGTCGCACATGGACGAGTGGAGCGGCATCGCCACGTCGTCCGCCGTCGACAAGACCGACACTGATTACGCGATCAACACCGCGACGACCCTGACGACCGGCCCGACCGCGACGCTCGCGCAGTCGAGCGAGGTCGTGATCGCCGCAATCGGCACGCGGCTCGCGTACTCGTGGAACGGCAGCAGCAGCGGGTCGGGCAGCCCGCCGAGCACGTTCACGATCCTCCAAGGCTCGACGGACAACAGCATTCAGGTCGTCGGCCAGTCCGCCTACAAGGAGGTCACCGCGACCACCGGGCCGTCGGCGACCTGGACGTACGCCAACGCGCAGACGGCGGTCGCGGCGATCGTGACGCTCAAGCAGTCGACCACGACGCTGCGGCTCGAGATCGACGACATCGACACCACCGACATCACCAGCACGACCGGCTGGACGTTCTGGGCGTGGTCGGGCGATCCGCTCGACGCAGCGGCGAAGAAGCGGTGGACGGGCTACGCCGCGAGCATTTCAAGCGGAAAGCTCGTGTTCTCCGACGCCCCGGCCGGCGCGGTCGCCGGCGACAATTACAACGTGATGGGCTACCAGCCCAGCGGCACGCTGACGACCGGGTTCATGGTCGGCACGGTGCGGGCGGTCTGACGTGCCGACGATCCTGTGCATCGGCGACTCGCTGACGGCGGGCAGCGACTCCACGCCCGGCGGCTACCGGACGTTCCGCGGCACGCTCTACACGCTGCTCGTGTCGGCCGGCATCGACGGGCTTGACTTCATCGGCCCCGAGAACCGCCCGCCGGCAAGCGGCGGCAGCGACGGCGACTGCGCGGCGTGGGGCGGCGCGCGAATGGACAACACCGGGTCCAACGGCAACAACATCACCGACCGGCTGTCGTCGCTCAAGACCAGCTTCCCGTCGCCCGACCTGATCGTCCTGTACATCGGCTGGAACGACGTCTATCAGGCGACCGCGTCGATCGCCACCAAGTTCGAGACCTTGCTCGACGCGATCCAGACCGGCGCGTGGTCAAGCAGGAAGGTCGTCATCTGCACGCTGCACCCGGAGCCCGGCAAGACCGAGGCGCAGACCGGCGGCAGCTATGCCGAGTACGGCGCGATCAACGCGAAGATCCGCGCGCTCGCCAACGGCACGACGCGCGTGCTCGCGGACCTTGCGGCGTACACCGGGGCAAGCCAGAGCGCGTTCATCGAGGAGCTGCTCGCCGACGTGCAGCAGGCGCCGGACGGCACGACCGTGCTCGGCGGCGGCCTGATCCAGAATCCTGCCGGCGGCTCGCTGCTGACCTCGTGGAAGTCGATCGCCGACTTCAACGGGCAGTGGGCACGGAATCCCCCGTACCCGTACGGCGCGGGCGGCGGCAGCACGTCGATGGACCCGACTGCGGAGTCCGTCGTCGGCGGCGTCAACCGCTTCACCACCAGCGCGGCGGCCGTGGTCCCGTGGTTCTGGGGCTACCCCGCGCCGGGGCACGCGTCGACGAACACCTGTATCGAGATTCGCAACGGCTACGCGGGGGCGAAGCGCGTAGGCGGCGGGTGGGACTGGTTCTTCGAGGGCGCGCGAATGGGTGCGCCGAACGACTACAGCCCGTCGCTGCCGCGTGACCAGAGCACGGGCTTCGGCACCTACGCGGTCGGCTGGCGTGACGATGGCATCACCTCGTGGATCAAGCCCGACGGCAACTGGGGCATCGAGGTCTGGCCGGTCGACACCAACCCGTCGCGCGGCATCCTGACGTTCGTCGGCGGCTGGAACCGCGACCTGATGGCGAACGCGGAGTGCTACGTCTGGGGCGTGCAGGCCCGGCTCGCGCTCATCAACCCGAACGGCGTCGACGATCGCGCGCAGGCGCGATTCCTCGTCAAGACGGGCATGGACATCGCATCGTCTCTCGGCGGCGCTCGGTATGACCGGTGGGGCTGGCCTTACGGGATGATGGACGGCTCATCGGGCAGGTGGAAGCTGCTCCGGTCGAACGACTGGACGCACGTCGGAGCGGTGTCGATCGGCAAGGGCGGCGCCGGCTCGACCGCGACCAATTCGCACTGGGAAGATCCCGGCCTGCAGCCGCCGCTCGCGAACTGGTCTCCGGCCACCACTTACAACGACATCTCGACCTACTCGCTCAGTGCGACCGACCTGCGCTCGAGCCCGCCGCCGGTGCCGTCCTACTGGGAGGCGACCGGCGGCACGGGAAGCGGCTACGCGGAGGTCGACTACTGGTTCAACCCCGGAATCAATGCGCGCGACATCCATCTCAACCAGTCCGGCGCGGACAAGATCGCCGGCGTGATCGCGCGCGCGATCGTCAGCAGCGGCGCGCTCGGAAGTGGCAGCAGCGGCGGGACGATCTTCTCGCTGCTGCCCGGCTTGCCGACGAAGCCGAACGTGTTCGCAAAGCTCAACGGCTCATCGAAGAAGAACGTCGAGCCGAAGAACCGCGACGCGAACAGCGCGCCGGTCTGGGGCGACGCGACCAGCATCCCGACCGCGACGGTTGGCGCGAGCTACTCCGCGCAGCTTCTCGCGACAGGCTCGCCCGCGCCGACGTTCTCGATTATCTCGGGCGCTCCGTCGTGGCTGGCCTGCTCGAGCGCCGGCGTGCTCTCGAACTCCAGCGCGATCACCGGCGGCGAGGCCAGCTACTCGATCGTGTTCCGCGCGACGAGCTCGGCCGGGACGACCGATCGGACGCTCACGCTGCAGGTCGTCGCCGGCGCGTCGGTCACGACGGCCGCGCTGCCGAACGCCGTCGTCGGCGTCGCGTACTCGCAGGCGCTCGCCGCATCCGGCGTCGCTCCGTTCCTGTGGTCGATCAGCAGCGGCACGCTGCCCGCCGGCCTCGTGCTGTCGGGCAACACGATCAGCGGCACGCCGACGACGGCCGCGACCTCGTCGTTCACGGTGCAGGTCACCGACGCGATCGGCCGCACCGCGACCCGCTCGCTGTCGATCGTGGTCGGTGCGGCGGGCTCGGCGCCGACGATCACGACGACGACGCTGCCCGGCGGCACGGTGGGCGTCGCCTACAGCGCGACCGTCGCCGCGACCGGCACCGGCACGATCACGCGCACGATCGTCTCGGGGGCGCTGCCGACCGGGCTGTCGATCGCGGGCTCGACGGGCGTCATCAGCGGCACGCCGACGCTGGCCGGCGGCCATGCGTTCACGGTCCGCGCGGAGAACGCGTACGGGTACGCCGAGGCGTCCTACTACGTGACCATCGCCGCGACCGCGACGGCGCCGGTCGAGTCGCCGTGGGCGCGGTTCATCCGTCAATGAGCCGCATCCGCCGCTACCTCGCCGGGGCCGCTGTTGCGGCCCTCGTCGTTTCTGGCGCCCGCGCGTCCGAGTGGAACGACACCGACCGCGCGCTAGCGGCCACTGCGCTCGCGCTGCACGTCGCCGACTGGTCGCAGACGCTGCACATCATCAAGCCGCACAACGGCCTGCACGAGACCAATCCGATCCTCGGGCCGTACCCGAGCAGGGGCGACGTCAACGCGTACTTCGTCGGCACCGCGCTGCTGATGGGAGTCGTCGCGCACGCTCTGCCGGAGCATCGGCGCGGGCTGCTGCTGGGGTACGTCGCCGTCGGTCTCGTGACCGTCGCGCGCAATCGAATCGTGTTCGGCGTGAGAGTGGGGTTCTGATGACCGAGGATCACCAGGAAAGGCTGCGGGCGCTCGAGGTGACGGTGGGCGACATGAGGGTGCGCGTAACGGAGATGGAAGGTCTGCTCGCGCAGAACACCAAGACGACCGAGCAGATCAAGCGCGACACAAGCGAGATCGTCGAGCTCATCAAGGGCGCGTCGGTGATCGGCCGGCTCGCGCGCTGGCTGACGGTGCTGGTCGGCGGCTACCTGGCTGGAAAGGGGCTGAAATGGTGGTGAGCGGTTTCGGACCCATCGTCGACGCGCTGATCGACTTCGCGGTGCTCGTGTCTCTGCTGTGCGGCGTCGCGTGGATCAACTGGATCAAGCGGCTGTGAAGCTCTCGCCGTCGTTCGACCTGTCCGAGTTCGTGCTCTCGCAGACCGCGACGCGCATGGGCCTCGACAACCGCCCGCCGGCCGGCGTCGTCGCCGACCTGCAGCGGCTCGCGCGCACGGTTCTCCAGCCGCTGCGCGACCACCTCGGCCGCGCGATCGTCGTGTCGAGCGGCTACCGCAGCCCGGACGTGAACCGCGCGATCGGCGGGGCCTCGAACAGCGCGCACATGCACGGCCGGGCGGCCGACATCATCGCCCCCGGCCTGCCGCCGCGCGAAGTGTGCCTGATGATCGTCGCGCTCGACTTGCCGTTCGACCAGGTCATCAGCGAGTTCGGCGCCTGGTGCCACGTCGCCATCGCCGCGCCGGGGGTCGCGCCGCGCCGGCAGCAGCTAACGGCCGTGCGCGGCCTGACCGGCACGACGTACCTGCGCGGCATCCAGTGAGCTTTTCAACGCGCCGAGGGCGCAAGGAGTGACCATGTCCAAAGACTTCATTCTCTCGATCGTCCGCCACGTCCTGACCGGCGCCGGCTCGGTGCTCATGGCGCGCGGCTACGCCGACGAGGCGACCGTGCAGGCCGTGATCGGCGGCGTGCTTGCCGTCGTCGGGCTGGCGTTGAGCTACCAGGACAAGGCCAACCGGGCGTGAGGCCGCACTGGCTGCGCGGCTGGTCGTGGTGGGCCGATGTCCGCCCGACCGGCGCCGCGCCGGACCGGCCGCTCTGGCAGCGGCTCGCCGCGTTCGTCGGGCTGCGCCGGGAGTGGTGATCGCGTGCGGCGCGGCCTGTGCGAGCACGCGTACCTGCTGGGCAATTGCCCGTACTGCGCAATCGTGACGCTGCGCGAGCAGCTCGCCGACGCCGAGCGCGAGGTCGAGCGGCTCGAGGCCCGGATCGCAGCCGTGCGGGTGCTGCATCACGCCGCCGCAGCCGAGCGCGACGAGCAGCGGGCGCGGGCCGAGCGCGAGCGGCGATACCGGGTGGCGCTGGAGCGGCACATCGAGCGCGAGCAGCGCGCGGAGGGCAGGCGATGACGGTGCGGCGATGCGACGCGTGTCGGTGGTCCGAGCAGCTCGTGCACAGCGGACATCGAGTCTGCCTGCACGCTGAGGTCAACGTGCCGACGCCGGCCTTTCTCGCGGGCTCGCACCAGGTCGCCCGGAGCTGCCTGCTCGAGCGCGGCGTGCGGCGGGCGCCGTGCGGGCCGGCTGGGCTGCTGTGGGAGCCGCGGGGGACTGCGCCCGCATAGGCTTACGCGCCGCCCCGGCGTACAGGGGCCTGTGATCTTCCCTGCGCTACCTGCGCGGGTGGTGTTCTGCTTCGCCGGCGGGCTACGGCTCGCCGGCCTTTTCGGGTGGGGGCGCATCGCCCAGCTCTCGCAGCAGCTTATCGATCCTGAGTTGCATCGTCGGCGAGACCGTCGGCCACGGCTCGGCCCGTCTCTCGCCTGTGCGCGTGTTCAGCAGCACGCGGTCGACGTCGCATGGCGTCGTCACATCGAGCCATTCGCAGTTGGTCTCATCCATCCCGTCACTCTCCCCGGCGCGCAGCCGTTCGCCAATCCTACGCCAACGGCTCGCCGGGCCGCACCACTGCTAGGTGATCGGTGCCCGCCCGGGGCACCATCAGATTCAAGCAAGATCCGCATGGATAGGGCGTTTCCGGGCAGTCAAGCCGGTTCCGCCAATTCTCGCACCGCCCCACAATTCCCAGCGTTTTCCGGTAGCCCCCGTGGTAGCGTTACGCCAAACCACGCCAGGGGGGCACCGTACAAGATGGGGAGCATCCGCAAGCGCGGCGGCACGTACCGGGCCGAGGTGTTCCGGCGCGGCGTGCGCGACTCGGCCACCTTCGAGACTCGACAGGAAGCCGCCGACTGGATCGTGCGGCGCGAGGGAGAGCTGCTCGACGGCACTGGCCCGGCCGGCAGGCAGACGCTCGCGCAGGCGATCGACCACTTCCTCGGCCAGAAGCCGCGCGGCCGGTCCGAGCGGGCGAGGCTCGCCGAGATCAAGAGCCGGGCATGGGCGAAGAAGCCGCTTGCCGAGCTGACTCCGGCCGACCTCGCCGCATGGCGCGACGAGCGGATCAAGGTCGTCGCGCCCGCGACGGTGCGCCGCGAGTTCACGCTGCTGCGCGGCGTGATCGAGGTCGCGCGGCTCGAGCTGCGCTGGGTGGCGGTCAACCCGGTCCGCGACGTGAAGCGCCCACCGAAGCAGCCGGCGAGGAAGCGGCTCATCAGCGACGCCGAGCGCGACGCGATGGTCGCCGCGCTCGGGTTCGACGGTGCCACGGTCGAGACGGTCAAGCACGAGGCAGCGGTGGCGTTCCTGCTCGCGCTGGAGACCGCCATGCGGGCCGGCGAGATCCTGGCGCTTAGGCCCCCCGACGTGGACTACCGCCGCCGCGTCGCGGTGCTGCACAAGTCCAAGACCGGGCCGGGCCGCGAGGTGCCGCTCTCCACGCGCGCGGTCGAGCTGCTGCGGATCATGGGCGGAAAGCGCCTGCTGCATCCGCGCTCGGCTGCCGACGGCCGGATCTTCCACGTGGAGGGCGACACGCTTGACGCGACCTTCCGGCGAGCGCGCGAGGCGGCAGGGCTGGCCGGGTTCGTGTTTCACGACTCGCGCGCGACGGCGCTCACGCGGCTAGCGAAGGTTCTGCAGCCGCTGGACCTGGCGCGGATGTCGGGGCACTCGAACCTGTCGGAGCTGCTGACGTACTACCGCGAGCCGGCCTCCTCGATCGCCGAGCGGCTGGGGTGACCTTGCGCGACTCGATCCAGTCCTCGATGTCCTCGGCCTTCCAGCGCAGCGCGCCGCCGATTCTGTAGCCCGGCGGGAAGTCGCGCCGCTTCGTCAGCCGGTCGCGGACGTGCGCGGCGTTCAGCCCCAGCATGTCGGCGATCGCTTGGATGTCCATCAGTCGCATCACGCGCCCCCCATCAGCACCATCACCACCAGCGCGCCGAGCAGAATCTGCGCCACAAGCAGCCCCCAGTCCTCCGGATTCACAGCGGGTCCTCCCTTGCCCGGTACGCTGCCTCAAGGTCGCGGAACGACACCCGCCAGGCGCGCGCGGCGTGGTCGCACGCCCGCTCGAACGTGCCGCCCTGCGACATCGCGCGCCGCAGCGCGTCGAGTGCGTCCTGCAGGCGGCGCTGGTAGCCGAGGTCGGTCATGCCGGGGCCTGCTCGATCGGCTCGACGAAGCGGGCGGTTATCGCGACGATCCCCCCGCCGATCCGTACCTGAACTTGCCGCGACGAGTGCGCGGCCCGGTAGACGCCCTCGCGCCCCATGTAGCGGCCGCCGATGATCCGCACGCGCTGGCCGGGCGGGTAGCCGAACCTGGAGACGCCAAGGGGCCGGCCAGTGCGCGGCTGCTCGTCGATCTCGACGCCGGCGGCCAGGCGGATCGCCAGCGCTCGACGATCGCGCATGCCGAGCTCGCGCTTCGCGCGCGACAGCAGCGTCGTGACCGTCGATCGGCTCGTACCGCGGCGCGCGGCGATCGCCGCGCACGACAGGCCCGCGGCCCACAGGCGGGTGACGTCGTGCTCCGATGCAGTCAGCACGGCCATCAGAACCGCCCCTCCGGCCGCACCGCGCGCCGCAGCGCCATCAGCCCCTGCTGCAGGTGGTCGCTGCCGATGTCGACCCAGCGCTCCGGGTCGGCCGCGGCCACGTGGTAGCCCTCGCTGTAGCCCGCGTCGAGATCCGGCCGCAGGCGGCAGTGCTCGACCTGCAGCCGCACCTCGAGCACCAGGGCGAGCAGCTGCGCGGCCCGCTGGTCGATACGCGCGAGCAGCTCGTCGCGGTCGCTCATCTCGGTGCCCTCCGCGAGATCCAGACGCGCTCGGTCGTGATGCTGGACCGCAGCATCCGGGTGCTGCCCGTGCAGGCGGCGTCTGCCCGCAGCTCGGCGTGAGCCTTCCGGTCGAACAGGCCCCACTGCAGCAGGCGCTCGTTGCCGAGCACGCAGACCCAGTACGGCGTTACCAGCATCGGCGGGCGCGTGCGCTGCGCCCTCACGTCCGGCTCCCGATCAGCTGCGACGCGAGCCGGATGTCGTCCTGCGTCACGCGGCCGGCGGCGATCAGCACCTGCAGCACCTGGTCGCCCAGCGCGATCGACGGCGCCTGGCGAGGCGCGGTGAGCTGCTCGACCAGGTGGCCGATCGCCTCGCTGTCCGTCCGCCGGGGCGGGGCCGGCACCGGCGGCTCGGCCTCGATGACCGGCAGCGGCTGCGCGCCCGGCTTGACGAGGAACCAGAGCCCACGGTCGTCCTGCTCGACCCGGTCGGCCCGGCGCAGGTGGCCGCGGGCCTGCCCGAGCTGCCTGCGGTTGATGTCGAGCTCGTGCATCAGCGCCTCGTCGCTCATCGGCGCGAGCGCCAGCGTCTCGACGATGCGGGCGCAGATGGAGTCCGACGCCGTCATGCGACGCTCCCGGCCATCAAGTCGTCGAACGCATCGGTCGCCCGGCGCGTGAGCAGCTCGAGCCCGTCATCGTTGGTGATCGTCAGGTCCGCGGCAGAGTCCGAGAGCGCCCACTCGCTCGAGTGCCCCGACGTCGGCGCCAGCCCGGGGCGCTGAACGCGCCAGAGCACGCCGCCCGCGCCGCGCAACCACTCGAGCTCGTTGGGGTAGCGCACGTCGGTGACGACGAACGCGGCGAATCCCATGCCGCGCGCGGCCTCGACGGTAATCGACAGCATCCGGACCCAGTAGTCGGGGTCCTGCTGGCGCCTCCAGTCGCCCCACTGCTGCATGATCGTGCGCGGCCGCAGCTCGGCGAACCACTCGAGGGTGCCCAGGTAGCGCGCGAACGCGGGCTCGGTGCACCGCACCGACGACAGCTCGCGGGCGGGGCGTTCCTTGAGCGCCGGGTCGGTGAACAGCGCGAGATCGACGCCGAAGGCCGCCGCCGCCTCGGCCTTGAGCGCGTCCGCGAACGCGGCGCGGCCGACGCCCGGTCGCCGCTCCTGCAGCGCGTTCGCGACGCTGTCCTTGCCCGCACCCGCGCGCCCGGTGATGCCGATGATCTGCATCAGACGGCCCCCGCGAGAAGCGTCGCGACCCAGACGGTGAACCCGCCCGAGAGCAGCAGCAGCACGGCGCCGGCCGCGACGTCGGCGCGCGACATGCGCGGCCGCGGCGAGTCGAAGTCCAGGTCGGCGAGCATCGACATGCGCTGCCGACGGGTGGCGCTGGCGGCCGCCCAGGCGTGCCAGCGGGTCAGGATCGCGTTCATTTCAGGCGCCTCGAAGGGTGCAGGAGCCACCGGTCGCCGAGCTCGGCGATCGCGGCGGCGCGCTTCTCCGCGATCCGGCGCTGCAGCTCGCGCAGGGTCGCGTCGGACATGGGTCCGCGCAGGCCGTCGAGCAGCGGCGCGGTCGGTTGCGGGGGCTGGCGGACCATCACTTGACCCTCCGCAGGTGCGCGGTGCGCCGCACGACGTCGTCGGTGACGATCCGCGAGGCGATGCGCGCGGCGGCCGATGCGCGCGACTTGAGCGCGACGGCGACGGCCTCGCGCACGATGCCGGAGTGCGGCAGCAGCACCTCGAGCTCGCGCGCCAGACGCGCCGCGCGCTGCAGCGTGTCGGCCTCGACGTGTCGCACCAGGACCTCGAGCCAGTCGCGCCGGGTGAACCCGGGCAGCGGCGTGAGCTCGAGGATCTCGTCCCGCGTCAGCAGCTGGTGCACGGTGACGGGATCGGGGGCGCTCACGACGCGTCCTCGATCCGCTCGACCTCGACGACGGCGGCCGCGCCGGTGACGTGCAGCGCCAGGCGGGCCGCGAGCGCGGCGCTCGGCGCGCGCAGCTGCACGACCTCGCGCTCGCCGGTCTCGGCGATCGCATACGTGCGGATCAGGTGGCAGCGGTAGCGGGACTCGCTGCGGGGGGTGATGTGCATCGCGCCTCCGTAGGCCGTAGTTGCGAATGCGCAAAACTATGCACGAAACGGCGGCGACACGCAAGCAACATTTTGCGCAGTTCGCGCAAAGGAATGGCCGCGAACCGCGGCCCTGGAAATCGGTCTGGGCTACATGTCGTTGAGTCGCTGTTCCTTCGACGGTCGTCGCGATTGCATGTACTGCACTGCGTCGATACCGGTGATGGATGCAAGTCCGGAGGTGACGCGGCCGGCGTATCGCGAGACCTTCAGGCGGCCGCCGGGTGTATCCCAGGTGGCCTCGCGCTGTTCAAAGGCGGCGCCCATTCGGTTCTGCACGGTAGTGCGAGTGTCCGCGGTCGGCTTGCCGTGCTTGAGAGTGATCGCCTCGATGATCTGATCGGCAACCTCGGGCTTGTACCGCATGCTCACGGACAGGAGGCGGTCGCCGCCGAAGTGCAGCACGGCGAGCTCGAGGTCGACGCCAGCGTAGGTCGCCAGGGTGGGCTTCTCGCAGCCGCCGACTGGGCATCCAATGCGCGCCAGGCTGAAGCACACGGTATCGCCCAGTTCCGCCGCCCCCGTGCTGGGGCGGCACTCCAGGGCGGCAAAGTGCTGCTTGGCTTGGTCGACCGAGGAGCCGAGCGGCAGGCCCTTGAACTCAAGTGGGGGCTGCGCGAAAGCAGCCTGAGCGGCCGCGGAAAGCGCTATTCCCGCGAGTTGCCGTCGAACTTTTCTTTGTCGAGATCGCGGTACGCCTGCTCGATCTTTCGCCATGCCTTGACCTCGCGATCCGATGGAGGTGCCAACGGTGGCGGGTTGGCTGGGTCGAAGTCTCGCACGAGCAGCTGCCACGTCGCGAACCCCATCGCACCCGCCACTTTGTCCAGGATGTCCAGTCTCGGAGCTGCCGAGCCCCGCTTGCCCAGCGCGCGCTGTTCCGGCTCCTCAAGATTCTTGACTGAATTCGGGGCAACTTTGGCCTTGCCAGCGAGCTCGCGGTACGAATCGATCTTCCGATGCCGTCGAGCCGCTCTCACGTTCTCAGCAACGATCTGCGCAAGCGGTTTGTCCATTCGATCGAGGGTGGTCCTTGCACTGCGCAATGTGTTGCTTGTATGATGTGCAAAACTTTGATCGGACGTGATGCGCACCCCAGCCCAGTTCGTGGTCGACAAGCTCAATGAGCCCGAGGTGTCCATCGCGCGCGTGAGCGAGGCTACGGGCATTCCGGCTCGCACGTTGCATCACCTGAAAGGTGGAGCGGCGGACAACGCATGGTCATCGCGGATCGACGCGCTGGCCGCGTATTTCGGCTACCGCTTTGAGGCGGTGCCCGTCGACCCGGAGCATCCGCAGGAGGCGAGGGCGGCATGAGCGGGTAATGCCGCTCTCCGATCGCAAGGGCCGGGGCCAGTTCTCCCCGTACAAGAACCATATCTCTCGCGTGCGTCCATGTACTTCCCCCAAGATGGCATGACCAGACCGAGCAGCAGTTCCGTGCTGGGCAAGTGTGACGACCGCCTCGACGTTCCCCTGCCTTCGCAGGTGAAGGAACACCTGGCCGCGCTGGCGATCGCCGCCGGCTACGGCTCGGCGAGCGAGTACGTCCGCGAGCTCCTTGCCCAGCATCTCTACGGACACGTCGCCGCCATGCAGGCAGCGTACGGCCGCGTGCGGCCCCAGGCGATGGGCGCCGACATCGGACGAAAGGACGACCGGTGATCCGGGCGCTGCGCGCCGGCGCGCGCGTTCGCGTCACGCGCGGCGAGCACGAGGGCCGTATCGGCGTCGTGCAGGCGGTCTCGATCGACGGGGCGGCGGTGCGGCTCGCCGCCGACGGCGGCCGCTGGCCGTTTCCCGACGTGCGGGTCGTGCCGCTCGGCGACCTAGTGCGGGTGCCGCGCCCGCGGTGGCGCGTGGCGATGCCTGACGCGATGGAGGCGCCGTTCTGATGGGCCGGCCGCGCGTGAAGCTCCGGCTCATCTCATCGTTCCTGCGTGAGCGCGAGCGCGCGACCGCGCGCGAAGTCGCCTACGGGCTGCAGCTGTCGATCCCGGACGCCTCGTGGCACCTGCACCAGCTCAAGCAGCTCGGCGAGGCCGCGGTGCTCGAGCGCACGCGCGTCGCGCACTCGACGCGGCCGGTGGCGGTCTACGGTCCGGCGCAGGTGACGCGCTGCGCGATCTTCAGCGACGACTGGCTGCGATGACGACCGACGTGGTGCCTGGGGTCGCGTACGCGCTGGCGTACGCCAAGCACGGCTGGCCCGTGCTGCCGATCCGTCGTGGCGAGAAGCTCCCGGTCGCGAAGTGCGTGCCTCGCGGCTTCCTCGACGCGACGACGGACCTGGGCGAGATCGAGCGCTGGTGGCGCCTGTTCCCTGGCGCCGGCATCGGCATCGCGGTCGGGATGGCTGGCCTCGTGGCGGTCGACGTCGACCCGCGCAACGGCGGCGACGTCGCCGCGCTGCCGTTCGATACCGCCGGGACCCTGCACGCGCAGACCGGCGGCGGCGGGCTGCACGTGCTGTACCGCGTGCCGGCCGGCTTCGAGCCGATCAGCTCGATCTGGCGGGGCATCGACCTGAAGTGGAACGGCTACATCGTCGTCGAGCCATCCCTCCACCCGAGCGGCACGCCCTACGCGTTTGTCGACTGGGACGTGCTGTCGGGGGACGTGCCCGAGATCGCGGTGGCGCCCGAGGCGCTGCTGCGCCGGATTGGCGCTGTCGCCGAGGCGGTCAGCGCCGGCGCCGAGATCCTCACGCCGCAGCAGGTCGCCGACCTGCGCGCGACGCTCGCGACGATCTCGAGCGACGATCGCGAGGTGTGGGTCAACGTCGGCTGGGCGCTGTCGACGGTCGCCGAGCACGGCTTCGCGATCTGGGACGAGTGGTCGCAGCGCTCGCCGAAGTACGACCCGGCCGACGCGCGCCGCGTGTGGGCGTCGTTCGACCCGGGCAAGCTCAAGCGCCGCGACATGCACTGGCGCTGGGTGTTCCGTCATGCCGAGGAGCTCGGCGGGCGCAACATCTCGACGCGGCCGCGGGCCCGTGAGGAGCCGCCGCCTCCTCCCCCCTCTGACGAGGCGCCCGCCGACGCGCGCGCTCCGGAGGGGGAGGAGGGGCGCGCGAGGCCGCCCAGGCGCCGCCGGCCGGTCGACATGGGCCGGTTCAACGAGCTGATGGAGCAGTTCGTGCTGATCTACAGCACGGACACAGCGTACGACTGCCGCACGCGCCGCATCGTGCGGGTGGCGAACCTGCGGATCGCCTTCGGGCCCGACGTCGTGAAGCTCTGGCTGGCCGACGAGGGCCGGCGGATGATCCTGCCCGAGCAGCTGGTGTTCGATCCTCGCGGCACGGCCGGCGATGACTGCATCAACCTGTTCGACGGGCTGGCAATGGAGCCGGCCGAGGGCGACGTCGGGCCGATCCTCGAGCTGCTCGGGCACCTGTGCGCCGACTCCGCAGCGACCGAGGCGGGCGTCGACGCTGTGCTCAAGTGGGTGCTCGACTGGCTGGCCTATCCGCTGCAGCACCCCGGCGCCAAGATGGCGAGCGCCCTGGTGTTCCACGGCGGCCAGGGCGCCGGGAAGAACCTGTTCTTCGAGGCGGTCGCGTCGATCTACGGGCAATACGGCCTGGTCGTGGGGCAGGACCAGCTCGAGGACAAGTTCAACGACTGGGCGAGCCAGAAGCTGTTCCTGATCGGGGACGAGGTCGTCGCGAAGGCCGAGCTCTACCACCAGAAGAACAAGCTGAAGTCGTTCATCACGGGCGACACGATCCAGATCAACGCGAAGATGCTGCCGCTGCGGACGGAGAAGAACCACGTGAACGTGGTGTTCCTCTCCAACGAGCAGCAGCCGCTGGCCCTCGAGCCCGACGACCGTCGGTACATGGTCGTCTACACGCCGCCACGGGCCGAGGAGTCGCTCTACCAGCGCGTCGGCGCGTTCCTAAAGGCCGGCGGCGCCGCGCGCCTGCTGCGCCACCTGCTCGAGCGTGACCTGGGCGACTTCGGCCCGCACACGCGGCCGATCATGACCCGCGCGAAGGCCGACCTGATCGAGCTCGGGCTCAAGCCCCCCGAGCGCTTCGTGCGCGAGTGGCTGGGCGGCTATCTCCCCCTCCCCCTCCAGGTGTGCGCTTCGGAGCAGCTCTACCGCGCGTTCCGACACTGGTGCCAGGCGGCCGGCGAGCGCTTCCCGCCGCCGCAGGTCGTGTTCTCGAAGGCGCTCGACAAGGCCGCGCGCGGCCAGGTGCGCGCGAAAGTCATCAAGCTCGACGCGGCCGAGCGCGGCAAGCTCGCCACCCGGATGTGGGTGCCGGATGGCTGTGCACCGCCCGAAGGGGTCACGGCCGGGCAGTGGGCGACCGACGCGGTCGCCGAGTTCGAGCGGGTGCTTCGCGTGTTCTGCCGCGGCCCGGGCGAGGACGAATGATGCGCGCCTCGGCGGTTACGCGGTTACGCGTCGCGCGCGGACCTGTAACCAGCGGATGGCTTAACCATGCGGGTAGTTACGCGGTTACGCGGTTACGCGTGTTTCTCCAACTCTCCCATGTGCGCGCACACGCGCGCGTCGCGGTCCGGGCTTCGGTCATCTCTCGCATGGGATCAGGAAACACCCGTAACCGCGTCTCCTCCGTAACTCGCCAGCATCCATGCGGGTCTCCGGATTTCCGATGCGTAACCTCAACCGTAACCGCGTAACCGATAGATGGCGAAGGAGATGAGGCGGCTGATGCCGCAGGTGACGGGATGGATCGACGACTTGAGGGCCGCCTTCGGCGCCGACCAGGTCAACGGCGTCATCCGGGAGGGGATGAAGGGGCGGGCCTGTTTCTGGGCAAGCGAGAACGGCAACGAGATCGGCACCTGGTGGCCGGGGATCGGAGAACGCGATGACGGCACGGAGCACCCGCGACGCTGACCAGGAACACGAGGCACGCCTGGAGCGGGCGCGGCACGACCTGCAGGCGTGGGGCCGCTGGCTGATGCAGCGCACGAGCGGCGCGCTCGGCTACGGCCCGAGTGTGCTGGCGAACCTGCAGCGGGTGGACCGGTCGGCCGAGCACTACATGGCCCCGATCAACGAGACGCACTGCAGCTGGGTCGATGACGCGGTGAACAGCCTGCCCGCCGACGTGCGGATCCAGGCGAAGCTGCACTTCGGCGGCGAGTTCTCGTACCGGTTCATCGCGCGCGAGCACCGCATCGCGCCGGCAACCGTCAGCCGGCATATCGACCTGGTGATCCGGACGGTGGCCTACTGGGGCGCAACCGTCCCCGGCCAAGTTTCCCAATGTGCTCACGGCCATGCAGAATCCGGCAATCTGGGGTCTCGTGCCCCTGAAGGCCCGGTGCAGTCTGCCGGGCCTTTCGTTTGCGGTGCCTCTCCTCCCCGTCCGTCGTCAGGCGGACTTACCCGCCGGCCTTCGGGTCGGCGGGCCTTTGTCGATTGACCGCCGATGACCGTCGACCAGGCCGTCGCGCACTACGTCGTCGAGATCCTGCGGGTCGCGGGCCAGCGGGCAGGGGCGGAGGTCGCGTTCTCCGATGCGGCCCGGCGCGCGATGCAGCGGCAAGGGCACAGCGCTGTCGTCGTGGAGCTGGCGGGCGAGATCGCCGGCGAGGTGTTCCGGCGCAGGATGTGGGCGGGCGAGGCGTGAGGCTCGACGTCTCGGCGGACGTGCGCGGTGCAATCCAGCGGCTTGATCGCCTGCAGCGGCAGCAGATCCCGTTCGCGATGTCGAGGGCGCTGACCGACGTGGCGTTCAAGATCCGGGACGCGACGCCCGCGATCCTCGAGCGAGACCTGGACCGGCCGACGCGGTTCACCACCGACACGCGTCGGGGAATGTTCGTCGAGAGAGCCGACCGCAAGAAGGCAGTGCTCGAGGCCGTGGTCGGCTTCAAGCCTTTGCAGTCCGCGTACCTGAAGTACCAGATCGAGGGCGGCATCAGGCAGCCCAAGCGCCGGGCGCTGCGACTGCCGAGCGAGCAGCCGCTCGACGCGTACGGAAACCTGCCGGCAAAGACGATCCAGACGCTGATCGCGAAGGCGAACGCCAAGACCGAGCGCGGGCGGCGGCTGACGGGCAAGCAATCCGCCCGGCTGCGCGTCAGCTCGAAGGTCACGATCTTCTATGGCGACCCGGGCGACGGTCGGCCGCCCGGGATCTACCAGCGCGTGCCGCTGCCCGGCTCGGGTGACAACCGCCTGGTGCCCCTGATCGTGTTCCCGCAGCAGGCGGCGAGATACGAGAAGCGGGTGCGGTGGTACGAGGACACCGAGCGGATCGCCCGCCGCGAGATCGCGCCCGCGTTCTCTCGGCGGCTGCGGGAAGCGCTGGCGACGGCACGATGATCGTCGATGTGTCGGGTCCTTCCGACAGTGCACAGCGGGCGGGTCATTCGCGCCGCGATCGCGAGCTAGTGGCAGGGCACCGACGGGGTGGTCGCCTGAGTAGTCGGTGAGCATCACGAGGTAGTCATGCCAGAGCTGATCGGGTTGCGTGCGTACGCCCGCCGGCGAGGTGTCACCCTCGGCGCGGTGCAGAAGGCGATCGCCACGGGGCGGATTCGTCTGATCGACGGGAAGATCGATCCCGAGGTCGCCGACATCCAGTGGGCGCGCAACACCGATGCCGCGCAGCAGCGCGGCCAGGCGGCGGTCGCGTCGATGGCGAGCGCCACGGCGATCGTGCCGCGCGCGGCGCGCGCTGAGCCGGCCGACGAGGGGTCCGGGCTGCAGCTGCTCGAGTCGCGCGCCAGGCGCGAGCAGGCGATGGCCGAGCTGGCCGAGCTCGAGCTGGCCGAGAAGCGGGGCGAGCTGGTGGCCGTGGCCGACGTGCAGAAGGCGCTGGTGCCGAAGCTGCTCGGCGTGCGTGACGCGCTCGACACGCTGGCCGATCGGCTGGCGCCGCTGCTGGCGGCCGAGACCGACCCGGCGAAGGTCTACGCGGTGCTTAAGACCGAGCACCGGCAGATTCTCGCGCAGCTGTCGTCGGAGAGCCGCGGCCCGGCGGGGATGCAGTGAGCACGGTCGACGCGTGGCGGCTCGTCGACGAGCTGTTCGCCGAGCACCTGGCGCTGCCCGAGCTGCTGGCGGTCGACGAGTGGGCCGATCAGCACCGGGTGCTGCCACGCGAGACGTCGGCCGAGCCGGGCCCGTGGCGGACCGAGCGCACGCCGTACATGCGGCAGATCCTGCGCGACCTGTCCGACTCGTCGGACGCCGCGGAGGTGGTGCTGATGTTCGGCACGCAGCTCTCGAAGTCGGAGAGCGGGAACAACTGGCTGGGCTACATCATCGACCACGTGCCGGGGCCGATGATGCTGATCCAGCCTACGGTGGACCTGGCGAAGCGGTACTCGAAGCAGCGCATTGCGCCGATGATCCGCGCGTGCCCGGTGCTGGCCGGCAAGGTGCGCGAGTCGCGCTCCCGCGACAGCGGGAACACCACGCTGCTGAAGGAGTTCCCGGGCGGGCTGGTGGTCATCACCGGCGCGAACAGCGCGGCGGGGCTGGCCTCGATGCCGTGCCGGTACATCCACGCCGACGAGGTCGACGACTATCCGCTCGACGTCGACGGGCAGGGCGAGCCGCTGCAGATCGCGACGGCCAGGCAGGACACGTTCGCGCGGCGCAAGCTGCTCGTGACAAGCAGCCCGAAGCGGCCGAAGGGGCTGTCGCTGATCGAGGCGCGGTTCGACGCGGGGACGCGGTTCCGCTACCAAGTGGCGTGCCCGCACTGCGGGCACTACCAGCGGCTGGTCTGGATCGGCGAGGACGAGGGCCCGGGGCTGCGATACCGGGACGACGACCCGTCGACGGCGGCGTACGTGTGCGCGGGCTGCGGTGGCGAGATCGAGGAGCACCACAAGACCGCGATGCTGGCCGGCGGGGTGTGGGTCGCGGAGAACCCCGGCGCGGCGGTGCGGAGCTACCACCTGTCGAGCCTGTACTCGCCGCTCGGGTGGTTCAGCTGGCGAAAGCTGGTCGCCGAGTACCTGGTAGCGAAGGAGTCGGCCGAGCGCGGTGACCCGCAGCCGCGCAAGACGTGGATCAACACCCGTCTCGCGGAGACCTACCGCGAGGAAGGCGCGCGGCTCGACGGCGACTGGCTGCGGGCCCGCGCTGGCACGCGGCCGCTGCGGGAAGTTCCCGAGGCGTGCCTGGTTCTGACCGCGGGCGTGGACACCCAGGACAACCGCCTCGAGGTGGTCGTCTGGGGGTGGGGCCCGGGCGACGAGTGCGCGGTCGTCGACGTCGCGCAGATCTGGGGCGACCCGTCGCAGACCGAGCGCACACCGGGCGGCCAGCCGACCGTGTGGGACCGGCTCGACGCGTTCTTCGAGCAGCGCTACAGGCACGCGTCGGGCAACACGCTCGGCGTCGAGGCCGCGGCGATCGACACCGGCGGGCACTGCACGCACGCGGTGTACGCGTACTGCCGGGCCCGGCACTCGACGCGGGTCCGCGCGGCCGGGGTCGAGTGGGTGCGGCGGACCTACGCCATCAAGGGCATGGACCGGCCCGGAATGCCGGTCAAGGGCCGGGCGAGCCCGGTCGACGTGAACTGGCGAGGGTCGGTGGTGAAGCACGGCGTAAAGCTGTGGATGGTCGGCGTGACCGCGGCGAAGGACTGGTGGCACGCGCACCTGCGGGTCAAGGAGCCGGGCCCGGGGTTCGTGCACCTAGCGGCGGATCTGGCGGACGAGTGGTACCAGCAGATGACCTCGGAGCAGCGCGTGCTGGCGCGCACGGCTCGCGGGCAGCGGTTCGTGTGGGTGAAGGACTCGGGAGCGCGCAACGAGGCATGGGATTGCGCGGTCTACGCGCTGTTCGCGGCGCACGCGCTGGACCTGAACCGGTTCACCGAGGCGATGTGGGGAAGGCTGCGCGAGCGGGTGAGCCCCACGCAGCGCGACCTGTTGAGCGATCCGCCGGCGGATGTTCCACGTGAAGCAGCGCCTGGTGCGCTGGCTGGCGGCGAGCCGGATGGCGGGGCCGCGGCGGATTCGGCGCGAGATGCGGCACCAGTCGCGGCGCCGGCGGCGTCCAGGAAAGTCGGCCGGGTGCGTCCCGGCGGATTCGTGAAGGGCTGGCGAAACTGATGGCAGCGAGCATTCCGACCAACGAGCCGAGCGAGCTGCGCGCGGGCGACACGTGGAAGTGGCGCCGCGAGGACCTCGAGGACTACCCGGCGCCGACCTGGACGCTCAAGTACCGGTTCAAGAACGCGGCGGGCGGCTTCGAGGTGACAGCGGCTGCGGACGGCGTCGCGCACGCCGTCGTCGTCGCGGCCGCAACGACCGCGCCGTATGCGGCCGGCTCGTACGCGTGGGTCGCGTGGGTCGAGTCTGGCGCCGAGAAGTACACCGTCGACAGCGGCGAGCTGCGCGTCCTGCCCGACCTGCGCGCGGGCACCGCGACGGCCGCGCAGGACGTGCGATCGCACGCGCGGCGCGTGCTCGAGGCAATCGAGGCGGTGCTCGAAGGGCGCGCGACGCGCGACCAGGAGGAGTACCGGATCGGAGAACGGATGCTCAAGCGCACGCCGATCGCTGACCTGCTCGCGCTGCGCGACCGCTACAAGGCGGAAGTCGAGTCCGAAGCGGTGGCCCGCCGGGTGATGGCCGGCGAGACGCCGGGCTACGCGTTGCAGGTGCGGCTGTGAGCTGGGCCGACCGGCTGGCTGCGCGGCTCGGGTTCGTGCGGCAGCAGCGCAACGCAACGACCGGCTACGCCGGCGCGCACGTCGGGCGGCTGACGGCGTCGTGGGGCGCGCAGCACCAGCGCACGAACGCGGCACTGTACCGAGACCTGCTGACGCTGCAGAGCCGCTCGCGCGACCTGTTCCGGAACAACGACTACGCGCGGCGCTTCGTGAGCCTCGTGGTCAAGAACGTGATCGGCCCGGCCGGAATGAGCCTGCAGGTGCAGGCGCTGCGGCCCGACGGAACGCTCGACGTCGTCGATTCGGCGTACCTCGAGGGCCAGTTCGCGCGGTTCGTGAAGCGCGGCGAGTTCGAGGTCACAGGCCGGTACACGTGGACGGAGTTTCAGCGGCTGCTGCTGCAGCGCCTTGTGCTCGATGGCGAGGTGATGGTGCGCCGGTACATGGGCGCCGGCCGCTACGGTGTGCAGTACCAGCTCGTGAGCGCGGAGCGGCTCGACCCGAGGCACAACGAGGACCTGGTGGGCGGCGCGCGGGTGCGGATGGGCGTCGAGCTCGACGCAATGAACCGGCCGACGGCGTACTGGCTGACGAAGGACCAGGCGGTGCAGGTGATGACCGGCATGAACCGGGTCACCGAGCGCACGCGGGTTCCGGCCAGCGAGATCGTGCACCTGTTCCTGCCGCATGACGTCGACCAGCTCCGCGGCGAGCCGTGGATGGCGACGGCGATGCGGCGGATGCGAGACCTGGACGGCTACGAGGAGGCGGCGGTGATCGCTGCACGCGTCGGCGCCGCAAAGATGGGCGTGCTGACCAAGACGGCCGAGGCAGACGTGACGCCGGCGCTGGGCACTCAGCCGAGCGACGACCCGCAACTGCCGCAGATCAGCGCGGAGCCGGGCGAGTTCATGGGGCTGCCCGAGGGCTACTCGCTCGAGAGCTGGAATCCCCAGTACCCGCACGAGCAGTTCGGCGCTTTCGTGACGACGTGCCTGCGCGGCATCGCGTCCGGCCTCGACGTGGCGTACCACAATCTCGCCAACGACGTCGAGCGCGTGAACTACAGCTCGGCGCGGGTCGGCGTGCTCGAGGAGCGCGAGACCTGGAAGGCGCTGCAGGGCTGGCTGATCGAGTCGTTCTACGCGCCGCTGTACAGCGAATGGCTGGATGCCGCGCTGACCGTGGGCGCACTCAACCTGCCGCTCGGCAAGCGCGCAAAGTTCGATTCTGCGCTGTGGCAGGGGCGGCGCTGGCAGTGGGTCGACCCGATGAAGGACCTACAGGCCGCGGAGCTCGCGATCCGCAACGGGCTGACGACGCGCGGCCGAATCATCCGCGAGCAGGGGCTGGACCCCGAGGAAGTGTGGCGCGAGCTCGAGGCCGAGAACGCCCGGCTCGCCAACGTGCTGCCGCAGGCGGCACCGCAACCGGCGCCGGAAACGGCGGTGCAAGATGACCAAGACGATTAAGGCCGGACGCCAGTTCCGGTCGTTCACGCTGGACCGTGCGGCGCTCGACGAGGAGTCGAGGACCGCGGTGCTGGCGTTCGCGTCCGAGGAGCCGTACGAGCGCTCCTGGGGTGTCGAAGTGCTCAACGTGGAACCCTCGTCGATGCGCCTTGGCCGGCTGCAGGCGGGGGGGCCGCTGTTGGTGGATCACGACTCGCGGGACATCGTGGGCGTGATCGAGGACGTGTCGATCGGCGGTGACCGCGTGGCGCGGGCAAAGGTGCGCTTCGGCCGAAGCGCGCGAGCCGAGGAAGTGTTCCAGGACGTCAAGGACGGCATCCGGAAGAACTCGTCGTTCGGGTATCGCATCCACGCGATGCAGCACGAGCGCGAGGTCGAAGGCGTGCCGACCTACCGCGTCATGGACTTCGAGCCGTTCGAGGTGTCGCTGGTCAGCGTGCCCGCCGACCCCACCGTGGGGATCGGTCGCGCCGACGACGGCGACGAGCAGGAAATCACCATTCGCGGCGATGAGCCGCACAAGGAAGCGAAGATGGAACAGCCCATCGTGCAGCCGGCCGCGCCGGCACCCCATGCCGTCGACGTGGCGGCGATCCAAGCGGCGGAGCGTCAGCGCATCGCCGACATCTACGCCATCGCGCGTCGCTGGACGGTGGACGACCAGGTCGTGCAGCGGGCCGTCTCGGACAACCTGCCCGCCGACGCGTTCGGCCGGCACGTGCTGACCGAGATGGGCAAGCGCGCGCCGGCGCCGACCGCCGGGGGCTCGCCCGAGCTCGGCATGGAGTCGAAAGACGTCAAGCGCTACTCGGTGCTGCGCGCCGTGCTGGCCGCCGCCACCGGCGACTGGTCGAAGGCCGGGCTCGAGCTCGAGGCCCACCGCGCGATCGAGAAGCGCATCGGCCCGAGCAAGCGCACCAACTCGTTCTACTTGCCGTTCGACGTCCAGCAGCGGGACCTGACCGCGGCGTCGGCGAACAACGGCAGCAAGCTCGTCGGCACCGACCAGCTCGCCGGCTCGTTCATCGAGCTGCTGCGCGCTCGCACGCTGCTCGCCGGCCTGGGCGCGCGGATGCTGCCCGGCCTGGTCGGCAACGTCGCGATTCCGAAGCAGACCGGCGCGGGCACCGCGTACTGGTTGACGAACGAGGCGACGGCGATCACCGAGAGCGACCAGACGATCGGTCAGGTGACGATGACCCCGAAGCAGGTGGGCGCGTACACCGAGATTTCGAAGCAGCTCACGCAGCAGTCGGCGCCGGGCGTCGAGCAGATCGTGATGGACGACCTGGCGGCCGTCGTCGCGCGCGCGATCGACATCGCCGGCTTCGAGGGCAGCGGCTCGGCGCAGCCGACCGGCATCAGCGGCACCGGTGGCATCGGGTCGGTGACGGGCACGACGCTGGGCTACGCCGGCGTGCTCGAGTTCCAGACCGACCTCGCCGCGGCGAACGCGCTGGTCCCGGGCTGTGCGTACGTCACCACGCCCGCGGTGGCGGCGCTGCTCGCCCAGCGCGCGCGGTTCTCGAACACCGACACGCCGCTGTGGCAAGGGTCGGTGCTCGACGGCCAGATGGCCGGCTTCCGCGCGACCACGACCACGGCGCTGACCGCGGCCTCGATGGTGTTCGGCGACTTCTCGCAGGTGATCGTCGGCATGTGGGCGGACCTCGAGCTCGAGGTCAACCCGTACGCCAACTTCCCGGCCGGGATCATCGGCGTGCGGGCGTGGGCGACGGTCGACGTGGGCATCCGCCAGGCCGGCGCGTTCTCGCGCGCCATCACGATCACCTGATCGTAGCCGTGCTGCAGACCAGCAGCGCGGGCGCCCTCGTCGCGGGGGCGCCCGTTCATCCTGTGGAGGAACGCATGACCCGAGTCAAGGCACTGCGCGGGTTCGTCTACCAGGGCCCGGTCGCCGCCGGCGACGTGGTCGAGGTGCCGGCGAGCCTGGCGGTCGAGCTGATCGCGAACGCGAAGGCAGTCCCGGCCAGCGAGGAGCCGAAGGCGGACGCGCCGCCCGAGGCGCCGCGCCAGCGCCGCCGCGCCGAGTAAAAGATGCCAGGCCCCGCATTCACCGACGTCGACGCGTTTTTTGACGCCGACGAGTTCGGCGTGGCGGCGACGTGGCGTGCTCGCGCGCCTGGTGCGGCGGCCGTGGCCGGCGTGGTGCTGCTCGACGCGCCGGACGAGGACGCGCTGGACGACATCCGGGCTGCGGCGCATCGCATCACGTACCGGGTGTCGGAGTGGGCGGCGGTGCGCGAGGGCGATCGGGTGACGATCGGCGCGCAGCTCTACACCGTGCGGCGGGTCGCCGCGATCGACGACGGACACATCGCGCGGGCGGACCTGCAGCGCGCGGACTGAGGAACTGAGCCATGAAACTCTCGGACTCCGTGCGGAATGCGCGGCTGGACGCGATCGAGTCGACCACGGGCACGAGCGCCGTGCTGAAGGTGTTCTCCGGCGCCGAGCCGGCGAACTGCGCGGCGGCGGACCCGTCGGGCCTGCTGGTGACGATGACCCTGCCGTCGGACTGGATGGCGGCGGCGTCGGCGGGCAGCAAGGCTCTCACCGGCACCTGGTCGGGCACCGCGTCGTCGGGCTCGAGCACGTCGCCGGCGAGCTACCGCATTTACGCGAGCAACGGCACCACCTGCCACATCCAAGGCAGCGCGGGCGTGTCGAGCGGCGAGCTGCAGCTCAACGGCTCGATCACGAGCGGGCAGACGGTGACGGTGACGTCGTTCACGGTCACCGACCCGAACGGCTGACGCGATGGACCTGACCCCCGCGCAGCGCGCGACGCTGCGGACCGCGATCATCGCCGAGCCGACGCTGGCGGCTGCGCTGGCGGCCGGAAACGATGCGGCGGTGGCGGACTGGCTGAACGCGTCGACCGCGTACGTGGTTTGGCGCAGCAGCGTGACGCCGGCCGAGGTTATGCAGCAGTTCGTGTGGGCCGAGGTCGACGCGCTGTCCGTCGGCAAGGCCAGGATCTGGGACTGGATGCGTGCCATGCCGTCGATCGACGCAGGGATCGGGCGGTTCCGCAACGGCTTGAGCGACTGCTTCGGCGCGTCGTCCTCGACGTTCACGGCCCTCGCGCCGGTCCTGCGCCGCACGGCCACACGCGCGGAGTCGCTGCTCGCGAACGGCACCGGCACCGAGGCGTCTCCGGGGCGGCTGCGGGCCGAGGGCGAGGTCTCGGCGGCTGACGCTTCACTGATCCGGGTGCTCTGAGATGGCGATCACGCGAGTCGAGACGAATGTCACGTGGTCGAGCGCCGCGTCGATCACGGTGTCGAGCAACACGCAGGCGGACAGCGACACCATGACGGTCGACGCGACGACGACGGCGATCAGCATGGTGATCCACGCGGACAACCAGGGCACGCCGGCCTCGGGCGACTACATCGACATCTACATCAAGCCGAGCGTCGGCGACGTGGACGGGTCGGCGGGCGACGACTTCTCGACGGACGAGCACGCGACTTTCCTGTGCCGGCTGAACACCTTCGGCACCGACACGCCGGGCGAAGATCCCGCGCGCATTTTCGTCGAGCTGCCGACCGCGATGAAGTCGTTCAGGCTTTCGCACAAGGGCAACCAGACCGCCACGCGCAACATCGTGCTTCGCGCTCGGTTCCACGAGGTTCGGGTCGCCTGATGCCGTTCGGCGTCTACCAGCCGCAGCGGTGGCGGCGTCAGCCCCAGGGGCCGGTCGAGGTCGACTGGCGGCACCCGATGACGCGCGCGCTGCGCGCGTGTTTCGTGGCAAGCAGCGGCTCGATCGAGCTCGTGAGCCGCAAGCCAATAACGAACGGCGGCGGTAGCTCGGACATTGGCCGGTTTATGAAGGTGGGCCCTGGCGGTCG